TTAGCGGGCTGGCGAAGGCTGGCATAACACCGCCCTCGCCCGCGCCCAGAGCTGCAAACGATCCTGCAGTCCGTTCAAGCCACCATTGATGCGACGGGTAATGCTGTTGAACTGGTCGCGGTCGGCCAGTTCATTAAGACCGTTTTGCTCCCAGAACCACGCTGCGGATTCGGCTGCCCACCGGGGTTGCTCCAGCAGTTCAGGCACGTCAAGCAGACGCTCGTCGCCAAACAGCCCGCGGCTGCATTCGCGATAGTTGTGCCGACCCGTGATCTGGATAAGTCCTCGACCGCGATAGCGTTGGCCATCGCCGTCGGGTTCCGGGGTGTTGCCCAGACGCGCAGCCAACGCACCGGTGTCGTACTTGTTCAGATATTGATCGCTGCCCAATTCACGCACGTATTGCAACTGCCCCGACTCGTGACCGACTTGTGCCAGGAACGCTGCAATGCGCATGGGCGTATTGATGTTGCGGTGAGCCATCGCGCTGTCGAGGACTGATATGAAAACGCCCGCTTGGGAGCGGGCGTTGGGGAAGATCTTCAGTAACTGCTGCTCGGTCAGAAGCATCGTTTGCTCCACTGGTTAAGAGGTGAGTTTCACAGGCTTCTCCGTAAAAACACCTGCACTGTCTCCAACGGCTCGCCGATCCTGTTGAACTCAAGATTACAGGCTCGACCGTCGAGGGCGACCGCTTCAATTGTTGCGTCGTGTTATGTCGTCGGGCCCAGGCACGTTGCCGTACGGCAACTATTGATCCGGACGAGAATCACGCGGCGGCACTTCGCATACGCCAATTCGCCTGGCCGCCCAGCGCTCATAAAGGCCAATGGCGACATCCGCGCCGGCCATCGCCGTAAGGCAACCGAACGCGCCCGCCGCCCAGATCGACATGCCGGCGGCATACAGCAGCATGATGGCCGAGACCCCGCAAATCATGCAGGCTCCGGAACGCAGGGCCAGGCGTCGCAGCAAGGACCAGCCGCGGGCGCCCTCCTTGTCGGCGCGCCACATTTCGCCAGACACCCCGCCCATCAAGGCGAGCACGATGACCAGCCAGATCGGCATGTCCAGCAACGCCTGTAGCTCGTTTGTCATGTCCCGTCTCCTGGTGGGGTGATTGATCAGTGACCTTAAACAACGCGCAACACACGCGTTGTCGATACATTTTCCAACGGCAAGCGCATCCAGCCCCACCGACGGCAGAGCTGGACGTATCAGTCACTTTTAATCGAACGCTGGAGCGACTTGCTGAGCCATGCGGCTCAAACTGCCCATGTCCAGATATCAAAGGTCTTGAAAGAAGTCCCGTCGATCAACCGGATTGGACGGTAGGTCGGCTTGTACCCGAATCGTGCCCAGACAGGCGTCTCTTTCACGACAGAAAAGCCGCCGTTCGGTTGCAGCCGCAGCACGACGCCTGAATGACCTGCGGTGCCGGAGTTCCACAAAGGCACATCGTTGGCAGCATAAACAACAAAGTTGCCATCAGCCTGCATGACCGCCTTGACCGCTCCTTTGTTCTGCGTGTAGCTCGCCCAACGAACACTCCAGTTCGGACCGTAGACCACAACGTTGCCGTCACCCTGGAAAATCAGGGCGCTATCACCGGAAAAATAGGGCATGCCCATGGCAAGCTCGGCAGGGCCACTGATAACCACGGAAGTGGTAGAGCCGGCAATCGGCGCAATTGACGGCGTACCGCTCCAGATCGCCTGGGAGTCAACCAGTACGATGTTCCCGTCGTCCTGCAGAACCAGGTGGGTTCGATTCCATTGATCCTCACTGGTAAACGTACTGTTGTTCGACAGCCAGGTACGCGCCCGGGCCGGGTCATATAGGAATGCGCCGTACTGGATGAAGAACTGTGTCGGTTCATTGTTACGCAGTGGAATGGTTGAACTGTAAGGCTGAGCCTCGTTAGCGACCCATGCCACTGTGCCATTGTCCAACAGCACCAGATTGCCGTCGGCCTGAAGCAACAGCTTGAACCGGCCATTTGGCGAAAGAAGGAACTGACCCGGGGTCATGGTTTGATAAGCGGGGAGAATCGAAGTGCCGCTGCCTTGAAACGGAATACGTGTACGTCCTGCCATGTTTATCACCTATTGAGTCGAATGGTTTTGTGCGCGGGATTGCGCCTTCATGTCGCTCAATGGCGATCGCTCAAGGCTCGCGGCCTTCACGTGATTCAATGTTCCGCATCGGGAGCATTTGACTTGGAGCTCGGTGTACTCACCCACTCGGGCGAGAAGCCTTTTGCACTGCCCACATCTGTAATCTTTCAACATCACGATGCCTCCTGGCTTCTGCCGAATCCTTTCTGTAGATGAAGTTGATAGGCCTCGGACGAGGTAGTTATTCCAAAAAGCCCTGTGCGGTCCTTCGCATCGACCTGTCGGCGCTACTGGCGCGGTACGGGTCCATTCAAATTGTTCTTCCGACCGCGGTCCCTGCCCGCCGGATAACTGCTTCTGGTGCTTTACGCTGCACACCCGGGTCAGTTGCCAACCCTCTGAACCGTTGAGGCCGGTTCATCGCTGCCTTTTTTGGTGGAACTAATGAGCTTCTTTGCGAACCGCCTTGTTGAGCGGCTTGAGACAAAGAATATGCATGGATGCATATACAGTCAATGCACAAATGCATTTATTTATGCACTACAAATGCACTAACGCATGAAAAGCCTATAAACAAAGGTGTTGGTGGCTTTTGCCAGGCGAAAAAAAACCCGCCTGATGGCGGGCTTTATCTGACAGCGTTGAGGTTAGCGAGCGTACATGCCCCACCAGAAGACGTGGCCGAGGATGACGATTTGCTCTTCCTGCATTTCCTGGAAACTGTAGTCCTCGTCCGGGTGTTCATCGCGGTTGAAGCTGCGCAACCGAATGCCGGTAGGCAGACGATAAAGCTGTTTCACCCGTAACTGGCCGTTGTGATTGATTGCATAAAGGTCGCCATCAATAATGTCGCCAATCCCGCACTTGCCGGCATTGACCCCGACCGTGGCACCGTCACGCAGTACCGGCAACATGCTGTTGCCACGCACGGTCACGCATTTGGCCTGGTCGAACTGCACCCCGTTATGGCGCAAACTGCGCTTACCGAAGCGCAGGCTAGAGCGCTCGCTCTCTTCGATGACAAATCTTCCTGATCCCGCAGCCAATTCAACCTCGCGAAGAAAGGGGACCGACACTTCGTCGTCGTCGACGGGTGTATCGTCGTCCCACAGACTTATGTCCTTGAGTTCAGCATGCAATTGATCGCGCCCGCCAGTGATCGCCGGCGCGACTTCTGCACGGCCGCGCAACTGGTCGGTGCTCACGGCGAAGTACTCGGCGATCTTCGATATGTGTTTATCCGAAGGATCGACGATCTTCCCGCTGAGGATCCGCGAGAGAGTGGATTGAGGCACGCCGGTGCGACGGTGAAGCTCCGTGGGGGAGATCCCGTGCTGATCGAGCAGCGCTCTTAGGACGGTAGAAACATTGCGTTTGTGCATAGCGCGCATAGTGCTTGTTCTTTTTGCGGAAGACAAATGCCAAATTGCATAAAAAGTGCATAAGCAATGCATAACGCATCAGAAACGGACCACGCGGCGTTCCTGCCTGCGTCCGGCAGACCGCCCATGTTAATCTTGCGCCCATTGCGGAAAAGCCGGGCCGACACCCCACTTTTGCCCCACACCTTTGAACGAGTTTTCCGATTCCCAATGAATAAAGCCCTCTCCGACCTGTCCTCCCACACGCCGATTGTGTTGGAGTACTAACGCAAAAGAGCCCTACACTCCCGTAAAATAAGGGCTGTAGGGCTTAATTGACATGTCGCGGATTTTGTTCATTTGGCATTAAATGGCATTGGTTGGCGTGCGATTTGCCCCATTTTTGCCCCATAGAATTTTAGAGACCAGCAATCCCCCACTCGCTCGCCGATCAAAGACTACAGACCATCGAACACTCTGCAGTGCTCGCACCCAATCACTCCAATAAAACACGAGCGCAGCATTTCCATTTCGGGAGTCGAACACGGCAGCCCGGTATGCACTTGATAGTCGAGGCGCGGATAGGGATTCGAATCCCTTCAGCCGTTCATGCAGGCATCTATATCCCTAGATTCGATGATGGATTAGATGTAGCAGTCTACCGCAGCCCCAACCCACCTAATCCGCCCTGCTTTTTTCTCCATCTTGTAGCAATTTTTAAGCAGCTGAGTCTCATACCTGTCACGGGCACTCCAGATTCTTTGCTTGTCGCCCTGAGAGGCGAGCCTTGCTTAGGAAGGGCCGACCGCAAGTCACCCGCTCAATACTCAAGTGCTACGCTGAATTCTTTACGGAGGATTCTCGATGCCACACTCTGACCTGCTTCCTTCCCTTCTGTTAAAAATCAATGAAAACCAACTCGCCTTGGAAGCCGCCATCATGGAGCTCACGAATTGGGTCGAGCAGCGGGGAGCAGCGGATGTCGCCGACAATGTGCGCGGCGCTCTGGATGCGATCGACCGCAACGAGGAGTTCATCAAAATGACACTCGCAGTGATGATGACGCCGGAGTGAGTAAAGATGTCTAAGCGGCGCACTAATCGTGCTGAAGTGGACGAGTAAAAGGCGCTTATCCCGATGAATATGGGGCCAAGCGCTCTTTTATTTGGCGGTACTTCTCAGAACGAAACTATCACCTATAACAACCAGGCGCTTATCTAAGTTTTTGACAGCGCAAACCTGGTGAAATAAATCAATAAATCTATGGACTTCGTGGCATGTCTTGTACAGCTCAGTATCAGCCTTAACCACATCCCCCCCAAGCGGTGCGAAAAGCTCGCAAGCCTCATCTATATCGATCACAAAGTTGTGATCTTTATAGTGATTCGTGAAGTGTGCCGCTAACGCCGAGACGGCCTCTATATTGACATCAGTGGACGTAAGCTTAGACTTCAAAAGCCTCGACGCATACTGGGCTGCGGACTCAGTAATACGCTCGTAGTACCCAAGGGCCCGCACATCCAAACTGCTACCAATTAAGTACTGCGACAGCATTTTCGCTGCCCCAGGATACTCATCGGCCAACTTCGTGATACGTTCCAATGCACCTGAAAAAGCCAGCGCTGGAAAATCGTTAATTTGCGGATCAATCGGACCCAATTCACTCATGGCACCCATATGAAGCTCATCGGCTCCAAGAGATAGCAATGTAGCAGCAGATTTTGCATCTGCCGGTATGCCCACTACAAATTTTGCGAGCTTGTAACGGTTACACATCTTGCTAATCAAATACGCTGGCTCAACTTCTCCACCGGGGCTTCGCAAGATCAAGAAAATATCTTTCTTGTTCTTAATAGCCGCCAATTTTTGATAAATGGCGCTAGCGTGATACCTGCTAATTTGACTGTGATCATAGAGAAAGACCACTTCATATTGAACTATCCCAGGATTCTCGGCTAGAATATCCAGAATTTCTTTTTTCAACGCCCCGCAAAGATCCTTGTCTTTTTCACGACCAACTAGTTCAGCGACATACTTGGCGTCTCGATTAGGCTTTTGGCTAATCGTCTCTTCAACCACATCCGATTCTACTTGCCCCGAAATATCGGCGTTCTCACCTATAGCTTTTCTTGGCTTTACAGTCGTCTCAAGATTGAAAGGCTTAGACCAACTCCCATGTTGGTGCGCATGCGATGCCCCCAGTTTTGCGCGGTTAACGATCTCCTCCGCTTGCGCCAGCAATGCTCTAAAATTCTCCTCTGAAACCCTAAGACCCTCATACTTCGGAGTGGCTTCAGATGGCTGAGATTTTGCAGCCGGAGGAGTTATCTGGATCTCTTCCTGCCCCTCCCCCCCTTCCTCGCCACGGGATTCATGAGCGCTTCCCTGCACGACGAGAGAACCGTCTGTCACTTCATCTGCCACTTCGCTTAAATGGGCTTGCTGAGTCAACCCCTCGTCCAGCTTGGGCTGCATGCTGCTTTCCGTTGGTTTATCGACCTTCGCCACGCTCACCTCATCCAAAGGGAATTGCTTTTGCACCAGACTTACACCAAAATCACACCATAAACGCACCAAAAATGCACCAGAAATGCACCATATTCTCAAGAATTTTGATGATGTCGAGGAGAATGCAAATGTCTAGAATGAGTGTAAACCTTTCTCCAGAAATGGAAAAGCTTATAGAAGAAACCGCCGAAAAAGAGAACATTTCAAAAGGTGATGTTATTAGGCGCGCTTTTGCTCTGCTAAAGGTTTCTGAAACTGAGAAAAAAAACGGGCGTTTTCTAGCAGTAGCAAAAGAAGATAACGACCCTGCCAGCAAGTCTCACATAGAAGTGATTGGAAAAATTATAGGGATTTAGCATGCCTCAGGACAAACTCAAGGAGATAAAGGTTGATTTCGACGGCATCGTTGGCGAGCCAGATTTCAATATGCCCAAAGCAAAGATAGAGCTTGCAAAGTATGTACTTGCAGCATTGTTTTCTTTAGTAGTTTTACTCTTTGCATGCAGCTTTATCCCTGATTGCTTTGTCACTGAACGTGCAAAAAAACTTTCGGAAAACATCTACCAAAGTGTGGTGCCGATAGTTTCAATGATTCTGGGTTATTATTTTGCCAAGGACTAAACTATGAAGACATATGTTTTATCCTTCGACCTCAGCAATGACTATGATCAGTCTGGGATATTTGAGGAACTTGCCACTTTAGGCGAAACACAACAGGCCCTATCATCAACTTGGTTTTTAAGATCAGAGAGTACAGCCAAGGAAATTAGAGACCAGCTTGCCGAGTATTTAGCTCCTGGCGAACGAGTTATGGTGATGAAATCGGGGGGACCAGCGGCATGGCGAAATTTGATGTGCGACAATAAATGGGTTATGGAAAACCTTTCTAAGTAAAAAAGGGCGCTTTAAGCGCCCTTTTTTATTTATTAATTCTCTCAACCATACGTCCTGTTAGCATATATCCAGCGGATGAAAGACGGCGATCAGTTGCAGGAACTCATCCTGACGTTCATCATTGCTTTGGATACTGGTCGCTCTTCCAAGGTCATTGAAATAATCGCGGCATCACACACGCACGAATAAAATTTAACTAACGCCCCCCCAAAGCCTCGCACAAACGACGCTTTCTATCCGTCTCACCTATATAGTTAAAATAAACTACCTAGCTCCGCGGGGGTCCAATTCATAATTACAAGTTCCCCGCTTGTTTCAGCTTTCCCCTGGCGCTGATTCGTCGTGCTATAGCGAATCTCCAATGTCTCGAAGTGAAACCCTTCAAACACACGCCTAATGTCCGGATGATCGTTGATGCTGACCATTACCTTGCCTTTGCAGCGGCGCATAAAATCGGCCATCCGCTCGTAGTTCTCGAACGGAAAGTCCACGCCATAGCCGACGGTCTGCCAATACGGTGGGTCCATGTAGTGAAAGGTATGGGCACGGTCATAGCGTTCCGCGCATTCCAGCCAGGGGAGGTTTTCAACGTAGGTGCCGGAAAGGCGCTGCCATGCGGCCGAGAGGTTTTCCTCGATCCGCAGCAGGTTGATGGCCGGGGCGGTGGTCGCAGTGCCGAACGCCTGCCCGGTGACCTTGCCGGCGAAGGCATGATGCTGCAGGTAAAAAAATCGGGCGGCGCGCTGGATGTCGGTGAGGGTTTCGGGACGGGTCATTTTCTGCCACTCAAACACCTGCCGCGAGCTGAGCGCCCATTTGAACTGGCGCACGAACTCTTCGAGGTGGTTCTGTACGACGCGGTACAGCGTCACCAGGTCGCCATTGATGTCGTTTAGGACCTCAACAGGTGCAGCCTGAGGCCGCATGAAATAGAGCGCGGCACCACCGGCAAAGACTTCGACGTAGCACTCATGAGGCGGGAAGAGAGGGATGAGGCGATCGGCCAGGCGGCGTTTGCCGCCCATCCAAGGAATGATGGGTGTGGACATAGGTAGCAAGACCTTTACTGTATATATAAACAGGTGCTAGGCTCGCCGCGCTTTGTGCACGGAGCAAGAGCCTTGGCTGGACTTGCAGGGACAATCTGCAGGGACGGCGGCCAAGCTGGGTGTTGACGCACCCAGCTCGGTCGCTCTTTTTAACTTTAGTGTTGAGGTTGCAAAGCCGGAATGGCCCAGCAGTTCGTCACCTTACTCTCGCCGAATCGTTACGCCTCGACTACTGTATATAAAACCAGCATCCGTAAGGTGTGACCGTGGACCTGTTCGAAATCGAAGACACCAGCGACTGGCTTGGCTGCCCGACGCCGCTCGATACCTGCCGGCATCAGCTTCGAATGCTCGAGAACGAAATTCAGGAACTGACTCTGCAACAGCGCCAGGCCCGACAAAACATCTTCAAGCTGGTTGAAATGCACACCGAAGCTGCCAATGAGCGGGATACGCTTCGCTCTCAATTGGCCACAGCCAAAGCTGAAGCTGCCGATGCGAACAGGCTCGCGAACGATATCGAAACCCGGAGCAACTGCGAGTTGATGGCCAAGGACAAGCACATCAGCGAGCTCACCGCAAAGCTCCGCGCCCTCACCTGCCAAGATCAGCCCTTCGGGTTACCGGGCGACAGGTAAATCCGGCAACAGCGCCCGCACATAGACCTGACACGCAGCCAGGGCGTTCAATCCTTGGTCACCGGCATTGGCGATGGCGACAATTCTTTGAGCTCTCGCCAGTCCGTCCCTAGCTACTCAGCTTGGGCTGCAGGATCACCCGTGCCAGCATCACCAGTATGCCCAGAACGCCGTAGGCTGCAGGCGGAAGTACCGCCTGCAGCTGAGGCAGCATCTGCTCAGCAATGCCCAGCGCTGCAATCGCACCGCCAGCCTGAACACTGGACATCTTCAAAGCATGTTTCCAATTACTAATCAGTTGCATATTTTGTTGCCTCGGGTGTTGAGAAAAGTTGAGGCCAGCGTCTTCGGCGCGACCTGGTAATACGCAAACATCAGTGCCGTGGGGCTCACGGCACATCCTTGAAAAAAATGTGGTGCCCGAGCTTCAGCGTCTGCTTGGCGTCCTTAATCCACGTAGGTGGTTTTGGCATGGTGGTCGCGTAGTAATGGGTCGCCCCACCGGTCGGATCTGACACCTTGCCCGCCAACACCTGGTCGGCAGCGATCTGCGCTTGGGCAAACTCACGGAAAGGAATCTGTTTCGCGCCACTCAGGTAGGCAAAGTTCGGATCGTTCCTGTTCCAGCAGCTGAACTGGTAGGGCTTTTGGCACACACCGGCATAGCCCTCGCCCCACCACGACTTGGCCTTGCCATCGTTCACCCGATTGCGGATGGTCCACGCGACGGCAATCTGGCCGGCCAGACTTTCCCCGCGAGCCTCTCCCCACAGAGTGCGAGCAAGGACATCCCGGTCTTTTTCGGTTACAGGCATAACTTTTCTCCAGACGAAAAAAAGCCCGCTAAGCGGGCATGTGTGATGGCGGGTCAGCTCACCAATGCGGTGTTGCGGACGATGACCTTGGCGGTTTTGGTGGTGCCCGTGCCGGTGTGCCGGCAGTTCCTGATCAGGTAGACGTCATAGGCCGTGGTCGTCGGATTGATCGACTCACAGTCTTCGCAGATGGCATAGGCATCGAGCGATGGCGAGTTGTCGCAGAAGCTGACGGTGTCCTCTTCCGATCGGCACCTGCGGAAAATCGCCATCGTTTCGCTGCCACCATCGGCCGGCGCCCCCGATACGTAATAGGCCGCGGCCTTGCGCCCGGCGACCCGTTGGTTTCGGAAGCTGCGCCCGTTGCTGTAGATCGCATCGCAGCCGTAGGTCGGTGCCACTGCGGTACCGCCGTTGTACTCGCAGTAATGGTCGTGAATCCGCGTCCGCCCCCATTCATGGTTGGACTCGCCATCGTCGTTGCAGTCATGCGCATACAGGCTGTCGACAATCAGGTTGGCGTGGAAGTGCCCGTTCACCCCGTCGCCGGTACCGTCCGTGGTAAACGATCCAGCGCACGACGCCTCGATCATGCCGGCCCTTGAGTGTCCCGCGTGCTCCCAACAGTTGATGCGCGAGCCATGGACCGCCACCACATCCAACAGCGTCTTACGAAACGGCCGCGTGTTCACTCCGCCGTAACGAACGTCGAGGTTCAGCAAGGCGATCTGTCCGCAGCTTTCGGTGGCAGCTGCAGCGATGAAGCCAGTGAGCGCGTCCAGGTACAGTTTCGCCGCGGTGCCATCCCCACCGGAGTCCACGGTGAAGTACAGCACCCCCGCCTCATAGAAGCAGCGTGGATCACTGGCGGCGTCCAGCTCGGCCAGCGCGGTCGCCAGCGTGGTGGCCGTCGCCTTGAGGATCCGGGTAAAGGGCAAGCGATGGGATCGCCCGTTATGCTCGGGTTGGTGCCGTCCCGCTTCAATCAGGGTGCGGGCATCGGCCACCCCATCCTGGTAGATCCAGTTCGGCGTCACCGTGAGCCCGGCCATGGCCACCTGGTAGATCTTGGTCTGCCCGGCGGTTTTGCTGATACCGGTCAGTTTGTCGCTCATCCGAATCACCGGATTGGCGCTGCCTGTCCATTCCCCAATGATTTCCACCCGCTCGGTGACCAGCTGCGGATTGATCTGCACGACCTTACCGAACTCTGCGCCACGCAGGATCACCGTACCGCGCCCTCCTAACGCAACCAGCGCGGCATTGGTCGAAGCGAACGGCGCACCTGCCGAGCCATCACCTGACACATCGTTGCCGGTGGGGGTGACATAAGCGACCTTCATCCCCGAGGAACCGGCCGTGTCCTTGAAGCTGGTGTCGGCACCTTCGCGAATCGCCACCATGGTCAGGTAGGCCTGGACCGTGGTGGCAATCCGGATGTCGAAAGCGATATCAGTGGTGCCGGCTGGCAACGGCACGTTGTCTGCAATGATCAGTGTCCTGGCCGAGGTGATGCTGGCCTGCGGCAGGTAACGCGAGTAATAGGTGGTGTTGCCCGCGTCATCGCCCACCGAGGTCCAGTTCAGCTGGGCGCCCGCCGCATCGAACGCCACCAGCCGCAACTGGATGCCGCCCAGCCCCTGATCACCGAGCTTTTCCTGGATCACCAGGGATGCCGAAATCTTGCCGCTTTTGAAGTTGGCCACACTCAACTTGGCGGTACGCCGGTTCACCGCCGACGCGCTGGCCGGGGTCTCGATACAGGCCTGGCCGTTCTTGCCCACGATCGGGGTGGGGGCACCGGTGGACCAGGCATAGCTGGTGCCGCTGCTGGTGAAGCGCGGATCGGGGAAAATGTTCGGCGACCAGCGCCACTTCTCCCGCTCGGCATCAATCGACGAGACCGTGCTCAAGTCCTCGCTGGTCGCCAGGCGCCCCTTGGTGGCCGGGCGATATTCCGCGACGGAACCCTTGGCCAGCATGTAGTCGGTCATCTGCAGCGATGTCGACAGGCTGTTGGCTTCCAGGTAGATGTCGATCGACACCGCTGCCGCGTCGAGGGTAATCCCGGCAAACCTGACCACTGTTTCCGGCACGACGCCATTGGCGATGGTGTAGCTTTGCCGAGCGGCGGCGATCTCGCCGGAGCTGTTGTTGAACTGCCGTACCAGGATACGGCTTTGACCGAGCGACGCGCCGCCGAGAATACGCACCGAGGCGGAAAACTTGTCACCCACGACCAGGCCGGCCGCCGCCAAGGTTTGCAGCCAGCGAAAGCTGTTGCTCGAGGCGGCGCTGACCGAGAAGGAAAACCCCTTGCGGCCGTCGCCAGTGGTGATCTGTGCCAGCACCGCGTTGGCGGTCTTGGTGTAGGTGCCACTCCCACCTGCATCCAGGCCGGCGGCCACGACCGTATTGACGTAATCCTTATCGGTGAACAGGTTGGGGTTGTCGAAGACCTCGGTGATCCCCTCGACGCGCCCTTCCAGCAGGTTGGTCGCGCTGGTGTTTGCGCTGATCTGCACTTGCAAGCCGGCGGTGGCCGCCGCAATCGTGGCGTTGATGGTCTGGGTGTAGTTCGGTCGATATTGAGCCTGTGCACCCTTGGCGATCAGGAACTCCCCGACCGCAAGGCGGGTGGACGTTCCGGTCACCCCCACCAGAAAGCTGATCGACACCGCCCCGGCCGCCAGGGTCACCCCGGCGAACTTCGCCACCAGCTCCGAATACATCACGCTCGGGACGGTGAAGGTCTGTCGGGCAAGCGACGCAGCAAAGCCCACCCTCGCGCCCCGTCTTTATCGGCCCGCCACATCTCACCCGACACGCCGCCGACCAGGGCCAGGACAATCACCAACCAGATCGGCATTTCCGCTAGCGCCTGCTGTTCATTCGTCATGTTCTGTCCTTATTGGTTGCGCCGTAAGCCGAAAAAGAAAACCCCGCCGAAGCGGGGTTAGGTGACCGGCTCAGGGAGGGCCGGGTGAAGCTGCACAGCACGTGCGAGGTAAGCGCAAAGGCGCAAATTTCATATCATGGGGACTTTTTACCCCGCTCCGGAAAAACCGAAAAGTGGCAATTTTCGGTAGGTCAACAAACGACATGAATGCGACCACAATACGACCACAACACGACAAAGCATCCCGACGAACGGTACCTAGCAGACCCGAGCGCGCTTGCTCGTTGATGCTCGGGTCAGGTTGGTTTCAAGTGCACCACTACGCCGGTCAAGTCCCCGGGTCGTAGCACTACGAACCGTGAGGATCAGTTGCACCTGCTGATGCAGACGATGAACCCAGTTCCGGTACGTCCGGTCAGCGTCTTCACGAAGTCCGAGCAACTGCAATTGAGACCGAACCGAGTACGCAGGCTGTGGCAAGTAACGATTGCGAGCCAGGGTTGCGAGCTGAGCCCCTTTTTCTGACTGCCGCTCAAGTTGTGCGAGGGCCGCAGCCACTTCCGTTGCAACATGATCCATACCACCACCCGCAGCCATCAACAGATCACGCGAGCCAGGCGTGCCACGCGGCGCGCTGCCGCCCCACTGCATGATTGTTGCCATCGGGCTGCTCAACCCTGCACCGTCGCCGACCTGGCAGTGCTGGTGGGCCCAATGCTGCATCAGTTCTTCAATTTCCTCGATCATCGCCCTTCCTCCCGAAAAACCGAACCCAACACAGAAAACCCATAACCCGACACAAACCCAACACAAATAAATCCCTTTAAAATCAATACCTTTACTAACTTTGAGTTGAGTGTGTTGGGTTTGTTGGGGTTATTGTTCCTCGCATAAGAAAAAACTCTTGCCCTTCTTTTCGAAGCAATTAACGTCACATATGCGCGTGCGCGACGACAAACCCAACACACCCAGCACAACAGCCGGAAAGCCGCACAAATAAAGGCCTGAAATTGTGTGTGGTACCAAAAACCAACCCGACACACACCCGACACACCCAACACACTTTTAGGCGCATTCATGCTGCAGCCGCCTTGACGTGTTCCCAGTTGTCCACGTTCCAGCCGGCTAACTTCGCCTGGGCACGCCAGTTGGTGACCGTCTTACCCAGATCGGCCGCCTTCAGTGATGGGGGCTGGGAAGCACCGGGGTCGTTCGGAAAGAAAAACGCACCAAATCGCCTGTTACTACCTTCGGTCCAGGGAATAGATCGGGTCTTGTCCACTTCCGAACCGATGAACAGCGAGAACTTCGTCTGGCTCATCACGTGCTCTTTGTTGCGGTGACACCATTCAAGGAACAGCGAATAAAGGTCGGTCGAAAGGCACACGCCCCACAAGTCACGCCCCAGCTCACCGTACTTCCAAAGGTTGAGGAATGTCTGCCAGCCGGCCCGACTCAACGCCACCAGGCGTTCACGTGCCGCAGTACTCGGTGGCCGGGTGCGCTGGTCAAAGTCGCCGAGGTCAATCGACAACAGCCAGCCATATAGCGCCGCGACTCCGCCGTTTTTCAGCTCCTGGCCGATAGCCTTCTGGCGGTCTGCCGGCAGGGTAAGCTCGGGCCACATCACCAGCATCCGCCGGTCGCTTTCGCTTATGGGCCACGGCATGATCTCGTTGCTCAGGAACACCGCGTTCATGTGGTTGGCTTCTTCCCAGCCATTGATGAACTTCGACTCCATGCGCACCGTCTTGCCGGTGATCAAATGCTTGATCTTGCCCACCTGGTTGTACCGCTGATCGCGGCTGACAACCTCTTCAAACACCGACCAGAGCTTGCGGCTTTGCCAGGCGTTGAAGTTACTTTCCAGCTGGGTCTGTCCGACGGTGGCCGCGTACTGACCGTAAAGCATGCCCATTGCATCGGCGAACAGCAGGCTCTTACCGGAACCCTCCATGATCGAGTGCATCAGTACCGCCGTGTCCATCTTGGCGCCGAGGTGTTGCAGCGGGTACGCCATCCACCGCGTCAACCACCGCGTAGCATCCTGATCATGGTTACAAAGGAACGAAATCAACCACCGTAGGTTCTCGCAGGCGGCCTCATCATTGATCGGTTCGAGTGGCAGACCATCGAACGTGTTGATGTATACGTTCGGATCTTTGGTCATCGTCGGGTCAAACACGATATGGTCAACATCAACCACCCGACGCTCGCTGCTGTTCAACCACAACGGGTAGGTATCCCCCAGGGCCATCTTCACCGCGCCCTCGGCCACACGCCGTTTTTTCTCGCGGTCCCACACGTCCTTCGTGCCATCGATGTACACGTAACGCTCGGTCGGCGGCATGCCAAAAGCACCACCTTTCTTGCCCGACATCCGCCGCGCCTGTTCGATGTCGCGCACATGGTCATCGGAAATCAGCTTTCGACGCTCGGTGTCCTCCAGCCACTGTTTCGCCAAAGGCTTACCGACTCGCGCTTCAAATGCCGACTTCTTCATAACCCGTGATTGGTCGAAGTCCCACACGTGCGTGGTGCCCTCTACCAATGCAAATCGCCGAAGGACGTGATCGAGTGTCAGCACCTCCCCCGCGCCCCCATTAGGAGCCGGAGTGGCCTCGCTGACGATGTCATTCGGCGAGCCCAGCTCGCTCGTGTCATCGGATGGGGTGGGGGGAAGACCACGCGGATCAGGGCGCGATGAATGCTGCATACCCAACATACGCGCGGCGTCCTTCACCGCCTTCGACTGGTCACCGCCGTGCTCGAGCAAACAGAACACCTCGAAGGCGTCATTCTGATGCCCGTTCGCGAGCGGATCGGCGCCGTGGTGCGAATAAACTTTGCCATCACTGATCGTCACGCCCGGCAGGCCAGTGCTGCTCTGCGGGTAAAGCCACTTGCTGCCCCGTTTGATGTAACCGTGGGTGCGCAAAAGCTCTGAGACGTCGTGGCAACGATTGAACTCATCAATTACCGATGGAGACTTACCTGCCGTAGGAGCTGGACGTTTGTTGACCTTCGCCGGCGGCAATGTTGACTTGACCGCCCACGGGCACGCTGCCTCAGCATCACGTTTGAAGATGTCCCAGTTTTGCCAGATGTTCAGCAGATCGTTGGTGAGTGTCGGCAACCCGTCCGCGGCGTTTGGTGGGGTTTTCCAGGTGTAAGGCTTGCCGGTACCCGGATGAGTCGATGGCGGAAACACGTCCTGCACCAGGCCGGCACGCAATTCAAACACCGTAAATCGCTTGAACGGATCGGCTTCGGCACGCGCCGCGGCTTCCCCTGCAACATCGCCCTGCTCTTTCGCAGCCTTGGCCTTGTCCATCAAACCTTTGAAAATCGAGCCGTCGGGGTCATTTTCATTTGGCCAAGACAGAGAATGCCGGGTCAGCTCAACGCCGTCCGGCAGCTTGAACAACACCCGGAAACGCGCAGGGTTACCGACAATGGTCGGATACACCGCCGCCATGGCATCCAGATCGACGCCCAGCAGCTCATACAGCACATGCCGCGTCCACTGAACGTCATCGACGTCCAACGAGCAGACACGACTCGGGCCGAGCACAACGCCGAGGTTGTGGGTAGGGTTTCGTTGCCAGAACGCTTCAGCCGTGGCGGCATCAGTGATGTAGCCGCCGGGCTTATTCCACCCCATGCCTTTTGGGGCTTTCTCGCCCGGTTCAATGGATACCAGGGCGAGATCGAAAGTATTGATGTAACGTTTTGCCCAAGTGGCGATGGCTATTCCTTTGGCCGGTTCACTCATCGCCGAGCCTCCCGCAACCCCTGACAGTCAACGCAGGTTTGGCAACCCGCAATCGTCTGCTGTCGAAGCAACGGGATAGCTTCGTCGCAATCCGCGCAAAACTGCGCGCTGATGCGGCTTGATGGCGCACGGCGGCTGCGCTGAAGCGCAACGTCGAGCAGGTATTGCGCCTGGTCGTTGGCGCGATCGATATCGTCAGCCATGGATGCGATCCTCCATCGCCTGACGGGCACCCGCCATGATGCCGAGGACTTCGCGGATCACGTCCATGCCCTGCTTTTCAAGATCGAGGACTTCGTGAAGCTCCCAGACATTGTCGGCAGCACCATCGTGCATTGCGGCCACGAATTCACCAGTTTCGCCGAGCAGCTTACCAACGGCCTTCAACGCATCGCGTGTTGCCGGTACCGGTACTGGGCGATACCAAACCGCACCCGCCGGTCGCATGAGCGCGTCGAGCAAGCGCGTATCGGCTGTCAGTCTGATCAGCTCCTCAAGTTCATCAGGATTTAGCCAGCGACGCTCTTCGTCGAGCTTGAGTTTCTTTTGCAGGGTGTCGTTATCCAACACCATGTCAAAGGCAAGGGCGGTGATTCCGCCCTTGTAGTCGCGACCAGCGCGATAGATCGCTTGGCGCAGAGGAAGAACCGGACCAGCGTCCGGCAGAAGATCTGTTCGACTCATAACCGTAAATTCCCTGTTTACGGCCTAGCCATAGATCAGGGCAAACCCTATCCTACGACCACGACCGATGTGCATGTGCTGTGGATCGTCGTAGCTGGGCTGGGGGATCTTTGGTGAGAGGCCCCGGCTCAGCGTCCTTTTAAGCTGCCGACTTTAGGCCAGCGGCTTCTTTTTCCCGGCAATAAAGGCGCTCGATCGCCTTCCCCGTTACATACCGAACATCTGCACCTTTAGCGGCACGATTGATTGTTGGTTGTGTGGTTCCTACGCGCTCCGCAATAACCCGTTGGGACAAGCCAGACCCCAGTAAATCTGCGAGCATTTCTTGGATAGTCATATCGTTCACCGATGCACTTTCGCATTGATCGCTACAATACACAAACGTATTAACCCATTCAATACAATCCTCGATACGTTTTTGAATCAAGGCAGAAAAAAGTGATCGGCGACCGCATCGCTCAACGCATGCAAGAAATGGGGTTCTCAGAAGGGGAGCTCGGCCGCCGCTCGGGCGTGCCGCAGCCGACAATTCATAGGATTGTGACAAACGCGGTTGCCAGCCCACGCCATGACAATGTCGAAAAAATCGCCAAGGCTTTAAAGGTCAGCAGCAATTGGCTTTGGAAGGGAGGCGAACATACAGATCCAAGTTCTGACCCGATCAAAGAGCCCCGGGTGCCACAATCCAACGTAGAACCAGGTCCAGCTATTAAAGGATATGTCCCATTGATTTCATGGGTTCAAGCAGGAGCTTGGTGCGAAATAATGGACGTGAGAACACTGGATGACGCAGAGATATGGCTACCTTGCGCGGCTTCCCACAGCAGCCAGAGCTATGCCCTAAGAGTGCGTGGGCTTTCGATGTTCAACCAACACGAACGCCGCTCCTTCCGCGACGGCGACATCATCTTTGTGGATCCAGCAAAGGACGCGGAGAACGGATCACTTGTTATTGCCAAATTAGTCGATAGCCAAGAGGCGACGTTTAAGCAGTTGGTCATGGAGGGTAGCCGCCGATTCCTCAAGCCGTTGAACCCAGCTTGGCCGGAGCCAATCATAGAGCTGGGAAGTGACGCGATGATCTGCGGAGTGGTGTTTTCGAAACTCGAAATCTTCTAATACATATCACCATCAAATATAGCCCGCGCTGTGCGGGCTTTTTTGTGGCCCACCACAAAATCAATTCAAATACGTATTGACTCAACCAATACGTATTTGTATCGTTTGTACCGTTACCTCTCACCAAGAGTACGAGCGATGCAAACCACACAGCACAGCAATACCCGCTGCCCGGTCTACCTGCACCCATCTGCGTGCAGTAGCCGCGCCGCGGTCGAAGCAATCCAGGAGCGCACAGGTCTCCTGGTCATCACCAACCCCAAAGGTCGCACCGCCGCCATCAAGCACGCCGACATCGCCTCAGCGGATGACGGGGGTGACGCAGCATGAAGCAGCTCTTGATCGGCCTCGCAGGCCTCGCTCGCTCCGGCAAAACCACTGCCGCCAATCACCTGACGAACATTCACGGCTTCCAAGCGTATGCATTTGCCGACCCGCTGCGTGACGGACTGATGAACATCCTCAACCTGAGCCCATGCGATTTCGACGGTGACCGCAAAGAGCAATCAATTGATTGGCTGGGACGCTCCCCGCGAGAGCTGATGCAGTCTCTCGGGACTGACTGGGGCCGCAACATGGTTCACCCGGAGCTCTGGCTACTGTTGGCTGAACAGAACCTCGAATTCCTCGGCCAGACCCAGGACAACTCCACTGGCTTTGTGATCAGCGACCTACGATTCGAGAACGAAGCCGACTTTGTCCGCAATCGCGGCGGGATCGTTCTCCACATCCTTCGCCCTGACGCAGCCGAGGTGAACCCACACATCAGCGAATCGGGCATTGGCATTCAGGACAACGATCTGGTGCTGCACAACGACGGCGCGCTCGACGAGCTGTTCTGCCAGCTTGATGAGCTCTTCACAGCCCTGACCGCTCGCTTCGAAAGCCACGCAGCTTGAGGACCGCGCCATGAACCGAACCCTGGACGAAACGGCCGCCGTGCTCGGCCTCAAACCTCGGAAGTTCCGCGAGCAGCTGCGTGCGCTCCGCGTGCTGACGCAAAGCGGCGACTTGGCAAGCCATCACCGCGGTGGCGCCAATCTGTTTTCAGACCCGCGCAGCGTCCAGATCGGAACCACCAACCGTTACAAGCACTATGCCGTGGTGATGGTCACCGAAGCCGGCGTGCAATGGCTGGCAAAGAAGCTGGGCATAACCATCACGCACAAGGAGGCCGTCGCATGAAAACCAATCAAGCAAATGCCTACACCCAATCCCTCGGCGCCCTGAAGTTGATCCCGATCTTTCTCAACTGCCCCGGCGTCATCAGCCGAGCCACGCTGATCGGAGCCTCAACCGAAGCGGTCCAGTTGTTGGAAAGCATGCCGGCGCTGAGCACCGAACTGGCCGAAGTGTTCCGCTGCGTGAACAACGTGATTCACGAAGGACAGACAGCCTACGTTACCCCTACCAACTCGCCCGAATATCCATTCGGCGCAGTGGTCGCGGACGAAAAGGGTCAAATCTGCGCCGCAGCTATGGGCAAAAGCAAAGAAGGCCTCGCCGAATTGATCCGCCTCAAGTTGCTGCCCCCATCGGAGGGGCTCGGGGAGGATGCGGCGTGAGCGACACCATTGATCAACTGCGAAAGGAATGGGCGACACCATGCCCAACTCTATCCGCCATCCGCGAGCGTTACTTCTCCCACATTACCAGCGATCGCTATCTGCTTCGCCAAATCAGTGCCGGACGAATCCAACTGAAAGTGACTCGACTTGGCGCCTCTGCGAAGGGAACAACAGTTGTGTACCTACACGACCTGGCCACCTACCTCGACGCCCAAGCGACGAAGCAAGCAGCCTGATTGACCGGTGGTCCCTGCCGTCCAGGGGCAAACAACTCGCACTCAATGAGGCACAGCACATGAGTAAAGCACGCCCCTTCATCGACACGCTGCGGGACATCGAGGCCGGCGGCCTTCTCGATGAACTGAGCGAGGCCCAGTACAGCCTGATCGATGCCATTCGCCTGTCCGGCAAAGCCGGCAAGTTGGTGATCGAACTGAACTACAAGCCCGACGGGCGCGGCCAGATGAACATCAAAGCTGACGTGAAGGTGAAGGAGCCGGTTCTGTCCCGTGGCACTTCCCTGTTCTTCCTGACACCCGAGGGCAACCTCACGCGTCGCGATCCTCGGCAACAAGACCTGGCTTTACGCCCTGTTGAGGACGACGACCAAACCCCACTACGTCACGTCGCACCGTAACGATCACTCACCACTGGAGCACATCCAATGCAAGAAGCAATTAATCAGTTGGTCACCCTAGCCCAAGCATTGGGCAAGCCGCAGGATCACCCTGACCTGCCCGCGCCGTTCGCTCTCGTACCGCAAGGCGTCAAGGTTCAAGACCTCGAAGGAATGCTGCTCGCCCCCGTACGCATTCGCCAAGCCGTAAACGTCCTCGACGCCGACACGTTCATTTCCTACGTCAACCGCTTCGCCAGCACTTCTTCGGTAGTTTTCTGCGACGGGCCAGAAGGTCGCACCTTCCGTGCCGTACTCGACTATCACCAACCCGAGCAACCATCCTGGGGTCAGCACGTCGCGGTCTACCAGTGCCCGATCAGCATCGAGTGGGGGCGCTGGAAAAGTTCGGATCGCAAAAAGATGGATCAAGCAACGTTCGCCGAGTTTTTTGAAGAAAACATCAAGGACATCACCGCCCCTGAGGGCATCCCAGGCGCACCATCAGCGGCCGACATGCTCGAAATCAGCCGAACCCTCGAAGCCAAGAAAAACATCAGCTTCCGCCAAGGCACACGCCTGGATAACGGCCAAGTCCAGCTCACCTACAACGAGCAGATCGATGGTCAAGCCGGCGAAACCGGTCAACTGAAGATCCCTGAACAATTCTACATTGGTGTGAAGCCATTCCTCGGCGGTGACGCATTCTGCGTGGCGGTTCGCTTCCGCTACCGCATTCAAGAGTCTCGCCTGGTTATGTGGTTCGAGCTGGTCCGCCCGGACAAGGTACTTGAAGAGGCTTACATCACCGTGCGCGCCAAGATCCAAGGATCTATCGGCGAAGTGCCGATGTACGAAGCAACTATCTAACCATTGCATCGCTCGCCGCCGGCCTCTCACCAAGAATCCCGGCGGCGGGCTCGAACGAGGAACACAGCACATGCAAACTCAACACCTGATCATCATCACCGCCTGCTTAGTCATGGGCCTGTTTCTAATGGCCTACTACGTTCAAAAGATGATCTCGCAGGCGTTTGACCGGCACTACGCCGCGGGGATTCGCGATCAGAAGAGAGAGCTCGCTGGTCGCATCGCCACACTGCATATAGATGTGTCGACTTTGACGAAGCTCCGCAACACGGAAGCCCGACAACTGGCCGACCTGCGGGAGCAAATGCACGCCATCAAGGCCACGCCCTTCACCAAAAGCGACCACCAAGTGATGTTGGACATCACCAGGACATTAGCGCTCGCACTCCAGACATGGAAAGCGATGCCCGGCACCGAGCCTACTCAGGCAAAAGCCGAACTACTGATCAACTTGGCCCGCGGTATGGCTCACCGCGTTTTCTATGTAGTTGAGTCAGCCAGCAACCTCAACGCCGATCCACTCGACACACAACTCATTGACTGGCTGAACAAACGGGGCGACCTGTATGCCGACATCGAGCAGAGCGCCATCAGCTTCCCCCACGTGCCCGAATCTGAAGGCTACACCCACCTGCGCGATGCGCTGCGCGAGGCATATGAAATGGACATCAAGCGCCAGGCCACTGAGCTGGGGCAGTCCTCAGCAGAGGAAGCAGCATGATCATTCCTATCTACGCCGTGCTGTTCATGCTCCAACACATTTACCGAGGACCATACCGATGAGACCGCGAATGACCTACTGGAACGGCTACTGGTGGTGTCGTCGAATGGGCGTCACAGGCCAAGGCCTTACTATGCAAGAAGCATGGGCGGATATGTGGTCGCTATACCGCGAAACCTTCCGGCCATCAATCTACTTCGGAGTGAGGTGTCCGCGAACATGACAGCCCTTCGCCGGACAGCCCGAATTCGCCGCGGGCAAATGCCACCGCTTGATCTGAACACAATCTGCGACAAATGCGACAAGTCACGCGCACATGGCAACCACCAAAAATGCAGCAAACAGCGCCAGGCCGAAGGCATCGCGCGCCGAGCTGGGGAGAAACAGCAATGAGCCTTCCACGCTGGGTGATGATCAACCGCGCATCCGAACTCACCGGCTACAGCGAAGACGCCATACGCCACAAAGTGAAGAACGGGACTTGGGCACAAGGCCGGATCTGGCGCAAAACACCAGACGGCCGCATCGCAATCAACATGACGGAGTACGACAAGTGGGCCGAGAGCGCACCGCAGGAAGCGGCCTAGAAGCTGAGCTGGCTAAACACAAAGGACTCGAACTGCATGGCGGTTACATCCGCATAGTGTTCATGTGGCGGCGAATCCGCTGCCGCGAATCCTTAGGTCTACCGGTAACCAAAGCCAACATCAAACACGCCGCTCTACTTAGGGCGGCAATTACTCATGAGATCAAAACAGGAAAATTCGATTACGGTCGACACTTCCCTGACTCGAAGTACGCAGTCAACTACAGCAACGTAAAGGACGAGCGCCTGACCGCACTCATGGCCCGTTACAAACCGTTGAAGGCTGTCGACCTAACTCCTATGACCGAGGAGAAATACAGCTACGCGCTCGATATTTGCACCGAGCTTTTAGGGCCAGACCGTTTGGCAGGCATCCTTCTACCCGAAGACATCCAGCGACTCAGGACACAACTGATCGCCACCCGGGCGCCTTCGACTGCGAACCATTACCTGGCAACGTTTGCGGGCTTCCTCGCGTGGTGCGAAAACAACAGCTACTGCCGCAAAGGACTGGCCGCCGCCTGCATCCGTTTCGCGATGACGGACCGCGAGCCAGACCCCCTGACCAAAGAGGAATTCGAACAGCTGATACATAAAGGTTGCCTTCACATACAGGACTCTGCGGCGGTGACCCTCGCAGTCTACACGGGACTACGTCCGGGCGAGTTGTGTGCTCTGGCGGTCGAAGATATCGACCTAATCGGAGGCCAGATCAATATCACCAGGGCAATCACAGCAGACGGAACCTTCAAGGTACCCAAGACTGGAAAACCTCGGGCCGTGCTTCTGATGCCACCTGCTGTTGAAGCCTGTAAAACTCTAATGGGATTGGTGGCTGACCACGAACCGCGGAAGATCGAGGTGTACATGAACCGCCACGAAAGCCGCATCGAAACAGTAACGCCGATACTTTCCCCGACAACACAGGCGCGAAAGAAAATCATCAACCACTGGTTTATACCCACTTCGTGGAACACAAAGTGGGTAGCCATCCAGAAACGCTCAGGTATACGTCCACGCCGGCCATACCAGACAAGACACACCTATGCCTGCTGGTGCCTAACCGCACGCGGCAATCTTGCGTTTATTGCAAAACAGATGGGCCATATGGATTTCACCATGCTAGTTCAAGTTTATGCAAAATGGATGGATGACGAATCTCCAGCCGAACTTGAAAAAATTTGGTCACAACTTAACTCCAGAAAAATAAAAAAATGACCCCTATTCTTCACTACCATTTTTAAAAAGAATTCTCTGACGCAGACTCAAGGAGCGAAGTTTAGCGCGCATTTCCGAAAGTTCACTCTCTAGTACGTCAATAATAGAGTTGAGAATAGCCAAGCGCCTCAGAGTGTCTTGCAACGCCTCATCAGCCGGTCCTGCGCCTTCCCCGACAAGCTTATGCTGAAGAATTGCCAGTTGTTCGCGCTCTTTTAGGAGACTGTCCAATCTTTCGCGGATCTGTACGGCACGCTCGCGAACCTGTGATCTCTGAGCTTCTATCCAATGAATCTCATAATTTTGCCTTCCCTCGTCGGGCATCGGCCACGCGAACTTCGCCGGGGAGACGTCAGACCAAGTAGCAATTGCCGGAGCATCAGGCCAGCTAGAGGGAGCATCATTCCAGCTAGAGGGAGCAGGCTTATCAGGCCAAGTGTTGCCAGGTTTAGAAGGCCAGGCAAAATTCACTGCTTTATCAAGCAATGCGCTTTCCGAATCCTCTTCACGTATATCCCTTATTTCATTCACCGCTTGTTCTGAAGCATCCTGTTTCAAATACTCACTCGCCCTCTCCAAAAAGCGGTCAGGAAGATACATATAAAACTCCTTCCCAACCAATGATAAAAACTCCTCTACCAACTGAGGGTGTGGACCAAGTGTTTTCCCCTGAAAGGAAGCCCACCAATCATCTTTACTATCACCAGTTATAAAAATAACAGATTTATTTAACGATTTAGCATGCTCAATTATCTGCAACCAGACAATATAATCGCCGTACGGCCGACAAACATCAGTAAAGACAATCGAGTCTCCACCTTTTTTTACGTCACAAAAACCGGGCGGAATCTTCTGCTCATAACGCCCCTTTCCATCTACGATGATTTTGTCTAGTTGCTCACGGGCAAAGGAGCTGCCAACTTTCCCCTCAAGCAACCTTTCCAACTGATCCTTGATCTCATCTGTATTTATTCGTTTCTCATAAACCAACTTATTTTGATTTAGCTCGGAAACAATTTTTGCAAATAACTCCAAACCTTCTGCCAATGTTTGCTCTGTAACAAAAGGGTGCTGATTATGATTTTCCAAACTTCTCTTTAGAGCGTCTACTTTCTTAACAGCATCATCATAAACCTTACCTTGCTCTCCAATAACGGAAAGCCTGTTATTCAGATATTCAAAAACAACCTGATGGGGGACCCACAAGCGATCGGCAAGAGAGGTAAAAACCTCTAACAGCTTCGAACAAGTGAAATCAGAATATCTATAAAGATTTAGAAGAACGTTAGCATCGAGCACAAAAATGCATTCATCCCAAATTTTCTCAACGTCAGCGGCAGCGCCTGAGAAATAGCCAGGGAATTCCTTTTTCATGATCTGCTCCAACAGGGTTGATGATGCCAATGTGACATGCAGCACTCAAAATAACCTGACCTCGCGTCCTTCACCACCCCCCTATGTTAATCTCGGCCTATTCCCAGCAAATGCCGCTGATATCAAATCGTCATTTGCCCCATTTTTGCCCCACACTTTTGAACAAACAATCCTAAGCCTCTGATGAATAAAGCAATTTCCGACCTGTCCTCCCACACGCCGATGATGCAGCAGTACTGGCGCCTGAAGAACCAGCACCCAGACCAGTTGATGTTCTACCGCATGGGCGACTTCTACGAGATCTTCTATGAGGACGCGAAGAAGGCCGCCAAGTTGCTCGACATCACTCTGACTGCCCGCGGGCAGTCGGCCGGTCAGGCAATTCCCATGTGCGGAATTCCTTACCACGCCGCCGAAGGTTACCTGGCGAAACTGGTAAAGCTCGGTGAGTCGGTGGTGATCTGTGAACAAGTCGGCGATCCGGCCACCAGCAAGGGGCCGGTGGAGCGCCAGGTGGTGCGGATCATCACGCCGGGGACGGTGAGTGACGAGGCGCTGCTGGATGAGCGTCGGGACAACCTGATCGCGGCCGTGCTGGGTGATGAGCGTCTGTTCGGCCTGGCGGTGCTGGACATCACCAGCGGCAACTTCAGCGTGCTGGAAATCAAGGGTTGGGAAAACCTGTTGGCGGAGCTGGAACGGGTCAATCCGGTAGAGCTGCTGATTCCGGATGACTGGCCGAAGGATCTGCCGGCGGAAAAGCGTCGTGGGGTTCGTCGCCGTGCGCCGTGGGATTTCGAACGTGACTCGGCGCTGAAAAGTCTTTGCCAGCAGTTTTCTACCCAGGACCTGAAAGGTTTCGGGTGCGAGAACCTGACCCTGGCCATCGGCGCCGCCGGTTGCCTGCTGGCCTATGCGAAAGAAACCCAGCGCACCGCCCTGCCCCACCTCCGCAGCCTGCGTCATGAGCGACTGGACGATACTGTGGTGCTGGACGGCGCCAGCCGTCGCAACCTGGAGCTGGACACCAACCTGGCCGGCGGTCGCGATAACACACTGCAATCGGTGGTCGACCGCTGCCAGACCGCCATGGGCAGCCGCTTGCTGACCCGTTGGCTGAATCGACCTCTGCGTGACCTGAAGATTTTGCTGGCCCGCCAGACGTCGATCACGTGCCTGCTCGACGCCTACCGTTTCGAAAAGCTGCAACCGCAGCTCAAGGAAATCGGCGACATCGAGCGGATTCTCGCGCGGATCGGCCTGCGTAACGCCCGCCCGCGGGATCTGGCACGCCTGCGCGATGCCCTCGGCGCCCTGCCTGAGCTACAAGTGGCGATGACCGAGCTTGAAGCCCCGCACCTGCAACAGCTGGCAACCACTACCAGCACCTACCCGGAACTGGCCGCGCTGCTGGTAAAAGCCATCGTCGACAACCCGCCGGCGGTCATCCGCGACGGCGGTGTATTGAAGACCGGTTACGACAGCGAACTCGACGAACTGCAATCGCTGAGCGAGAACGCCGGACAATTCCTGATCGACCTCGAAGCCCGGGAAAAGGCCCGTACCGGCCTGTCCCACCTGAAGGTTGGGTACAACCGCATCCACGGCTACTTCATCGAATTGCCGAGCAAGCAAGCCGAGTCGGCGCCTGCCGATTACATCCGCCGTCAGACCCTCAAGGGCGCCGAACGATTTATCACACCGGAACTCAAGGCCTTCGAAGACAAGGCGCTGTCGGCCAAGAGCCGCGCCCTGGCCCGGGAGAAGATGCTTTACGAGGCGCTGCTCGAGGACCTGATCGCGCAGTTGCCACCGCTGCAGGACACCGCTTCGGCGCTGGCCGAACTGGACGTACTCAGCAACCTGGCCGAGCGTGCATTGAACCTTGACTTGAACTGCCCGCGGTTCGTCAGCGAACCGTGCATGCGTATCAGCCAGGGTCGTCACCCGGTGGTCGAGCAAGTGCTGACCACGCCGTTCGTGGCCAATGACCTGAGCCTCGATGACAATACGCGCATGCTGGTGATCACCGGTCCGAACATGGGCGGTAAATCCACCTACATGCGCCAGACCGCGCTGATCGTACTGCTGGCCCATATCGGCAGTTTCGTACCGGCGGCCAGTTGTGAATTGTCGCTGGTGGATCGCATTTTCACCCGGATCGGTTCCAGCGATGACCTGGCAGGCGGGCGCTCGACCTTCATGGTCGAAATGAGCGAAACCGCCAACATCCTGCACAACGCCACCGAGCGCAGCCTGGTATTGATGGATGAAGTCGGGCGCGGCACCAGTACGTTCGACGGTTTATCCCTGGCCTGGGCGGCGGCGGAGCGACTGGCGCACTTGCGCGCCTACACGCTGTTCGCCACCCACTACTTCGAGCTGACGGTTCTGCCGGAAGCCCAACCGCTGGTGGCCAACGTGCATCTCAACGCCACTGAGCACAACGAGCGCATCGTGTTCCTGCACCACGTGCTACCGGGGCCGGCCAGCCAGAGCTACGGCCTGGCAGTGGCGCAGCTGGCCGGTGTGCCCACTGAAGTGATCGTGCGCGCCCGTGAGCATTTGAGCCGCCTGGAAGACACCGCCCTGCCCCATGAAGCGCCCAAGCCAGCCAAAGGCAAGCCTGCCGCGCCACAGCAAAGCGATATGTTCGCCAGCCTGCCGCATCCGGTGCTGGATGAACTGGCCAAGCTCGACCTGGACGATATGACGCCACGTCGTGCGCTCGAAATGCTCTATACACTAAAGACACGGATCTAA